TACAACAGTTATTTTATGATACTGCAATACTTCTTGATATAGATTATAAGCAAATAGGTATGGAAACATTTGAAGTAGGAACTATGCCAGATGCTGTTGCAAGTAACTACCTTCTTAATCATAGAGATGGAGCTCCTAAACCACCTAGAAAACAAATAATATCTCAAGATAAAGTAAATGATAATGCTATTGCACAAGGAGATAATATAAAAGAACCTGATGAAACTACTGTAAAAGAGCAAATACCTCATGGAAGAATAGAAAAGTTATTTGCTTCTGTTAAAGGAGGAGTAGTTGAAATACTAGATGGACAAAGAGCAATACCTGTTATGCCAGGTAAACGTGTTCTTGGAGCATTCTATATAACTCATAGTCATGAACTTATGAGAAATTTACTACTTACAAGACAGTTTATGACTCAACCACAAGCATTTATGAATCTTGTTGATTCTGAATATGAATATGCTGGCTCTCAAGAAGAGCTTGTGGGAAGACTTATATTCTCAGACTACTTAAGACCACTTATAGAAAAAAATATGAGTACAAAGTTCTTACGTGAAAATGCTGATGTTATGTATACTATACAAAAGATAATAGAAGACCAAGATTTATCAAATTCTATGAGTTATTCTGATATAGCAAATTACAATATGGTAAATTTATCTAGAATATCATTTATACCAGCAAGTGAATTGCATGTTGCTCGTAATACAAATGAAGGATTTGGTGAAAGTTTCTTCCAAAAAGCAAGAGTTCCAGCTAACTTTAGAATAATAGCAAATGAAGCATATCTTGCATGGGTAATACATGATGGTAAACCTATAAACGTTATTAAAGTACAATCTGGACTTGCAGATGGTGGAGGAATGTTTGGTGTTAATAATGCTATGAGACAGTTTGCAGCACATAAAATGACACGTGGTGGTTTAAGACGTATTAACGGTCGTGGTCAAAGTATTACAGCTGAGACTATAGTATATCAGTCTCAAGGAACTGATGATATAGTACAACATACACAAATACCAGGGTACGAACTTAGAATAGAAAAAGATATGATGAGACAGTGGGAAACTGAAGCTACATCTATAGTTGGATTCAACTCAGCACTTTTTACATCAGAAGACGGTAGAATAGAACTTGCACGTAAACTTGCAGATTTAGATGAAATACAAACAAGTAAAATTTTTCATGAACAAAGACGTAATGCAAGACCTGCAAGTGATAGAGCTACAAGACTTCTACACTTAAGAGGTGGAGATGATGTAAAAGATATAACAGTTGAATACTTACCACCATATTTAGTTCGTGATAATAATGTTAAACAAAGTGAAACATTAAAAGAAGTAGGAGATACACTTGAAGCACTTAAGGGTATCTATGAAAGTAAGTATGAAGACAACGAGCTTTATCAAGAAGTTAAACCTTATATTTGGAATACTATAATGGAAAGAATGAATGTTTCAGATGTACTTGTTACAGGTAGTGATGAAATACTCGATGAAGCAAAGAGAAAAAAAGAAGCAACAGAATCCATGATGGCAAAAGAAACAAAATAAAAAATATAATCTCCTATACTCATGTGTTTGGGTATAGGAGAGAACATTTTATTTTTTACCCCAGTATTTCATTATATACCTATAGAATGTGTCAGCGTTAATAATTAAACACACTCCAAAGATTACCCATAATAAAATTTTTATTAATATGTAGATGCTCATGTTATTTACCTCCCTTCTTTTTAAATAACAAGTATTCTACTAACATCCAAACTCCAACCCACCCTAGTTTCCCGAAGAATCCTAGAGTTATTCCAAAAGCTAAAAATAAACTACCAATAAATGAAAAATAACAGAATAACATGAATAGAATTAAAGCAATTAAAAATATAAGATAATCGTTCATGATAAACCTCCTAATAAATTATGTTACATTTTATAATATTTAATTGAAAAGTTACTAAGAATAAAGACTTTACAAAGGATAAAACACGAAAAAAAAAGAACTCGTGTGAGTTCAACTTTATCTTTTAATATTAGCTTCAACTTTTTCCATTTTTGTGTATATCCAATGTGCAAGTCCTGCTAATATAATATACTTTGGCCAATTTTGTAAGTTTTCTCTTATTGCAATCTCTACATCATTATATCCGTAAATCCTAGTTTCAAACTCATTCTCATATATCACGTGTTCAAGGTCTACTACATAACTTTCACCAAAATACTTAATTAATGGATTTGCAAATTTATTTGAGTACTTGTCGTATATTCTGTCAATTATATTCCAACTTTCCTTCACAAAAATACTTTCATACGTTCTTACAGTATCCATGTCCTTTAGTATTCTTTTAGCCTCTTTATCGTTTAAATATATAACACCGTTTTCTTTCATTTTAAATACCTCCTAAATAATTTATATTACACTTTATCGTATATACCTATAAAACCAACAACAAGTACCCCAATTTGAAACAATTTTACCCGTTTATTTAATTAATTTATAAAGGAGGTTATCCTATTGAAAACTGATTATTTAGTAATAAAGAAAGAAGAACTAATTGGAATTCTTAAAGAAGTATTAATGCAATCAGAGATAAAATTACACCCATCAACTGATATGTCAACTATTATGGATGGTATAAATTCTATTAATACTACTTTAAAATCAATTAAAAGTAGACTTAGTAATCTAGAAAATACTAAATACTATTCTGGAAATTATGATACATTCTACTTTAAAGTTCCAACTAGTGCTTTACCTAAAGAATTAGAAATAAGAGTATCTTATAATTTTAAAGATAATTCTAAACCTACTGAAAAGCTTACATCTGTTTCTGCTTTCTATATAAGTAAAAGTTTTATAGATGGAAATAGCAGTACTGGAGTTTTAAACTTAGCTACAAATAAAGTAGGAATAAGTTATCTAGGTTCTGTAGTGTTTGAACTTGTAAAAGATACAGCTAATAATTACTACTATATTAAAATGAGCGTAGGAAATAAGAAATCAACTGGAATTACTATTGAGAATATGAATGTATGGAGTTATTCACAAAATCCAGACTGGGTTTTATATCCAGAATCTCAACTAACAAGTATACTTCCTAATCTTACAACACAAGTTAAAAAAGAAGCAGAACTAGAATCTGATACATTAAGAAGAGAAGTTCCAGATATGGATAAACTTGTACGTTCTGATGATTATTCATTTATTAAATCTTTAACACAAGCTCAATTTGATAATATGAAACAGAATGAAACACTTCAAGAAGGAGTACTGTATACAACAGATAAAATAGAAGAGGATTAGAATTCAAGGAGGATTATAATATGGAAGAAGTTAAAGTAATATCTTTAGAAGAAGTAGAAGCTCTTAAAGCTAAAATAAAAGCTGAAAATGATGCTTGGGTTGCCGAACAAGAGGCACAGAAAAGAAAGCAAGGATTTGTGTCTGGTGTAAAATACGGATATGTTAAAGAAGATTATATAAGTGCAATGTATCAACAAGATACACAAAATGAACCATTTAGATATGGAGAAGTAAGGTATAACACTTATAGAACTCTTTTTAATAAAGAAAAGAATGCATATAGAATAATAGATAATCTTATGCTACCACCACCAGCACAAAGACTTGATTGGAAAATACTAGAAGAAACACTTCTTAGAAATACACAATATGTAATACAAAGTTATATTCAAAGTTCATCAAGTCTTGATGTATCTGCATATGCTTATACTACAAAAGAGCAACTTATAGACATGAAGTATCAAATGGGAAGAATTTATAACTCTCTTGACGATATTGCAACTATAATAGTTAGTGCTACATCAAACTTTATTCTTGCACAACTTATGTTTTATATAGACAGAAGTCACATTTTTTTACACATAAAAGAAAATGTATTAAGACCAAATGTAAGAAAGTTTATGGAAATAGCAAGAGAAACTCTTATGGACCAAGACTTATCTGAAACTATTGAAGATATAAAAGGAGAACTAAATCACACAGTTGAAGAATATATTCATGCTATGCTTATAGCTGTTGATACTAAAAAGATTCAATCTACTAGAGAAAAGCTTCTAACTTATAGAGACAGATTCTATAAAGATTTAGATGCAGCATTTGCAACATGTGAATATTTAATGCCTCAATTTATGATTGATTTAGTTCTATTTACAACAAATGCAGAAGAAATAAAAGCTTATAATAATTATGTAAAGTTCCTAGAAACATATAAGTTATCTCTTACTCTAGAAGCAAACAGAGCAATATTTAGAAAATACTGTAATCCTGATATAGTAGATACTGAGTTTGAAAAGAAACTTAAACATACTATTCAAAAGAGAAATAGCTTTAACGGTATATATTTAGACGATGATAAACTTATAGATGGAATTACATTTGATGAAATGAATATGATTATACGTGCATGTTCTGGAAGACTAGACCCAGACGACAGAGCAATGCTTAATGGAACAAAATATGCAAAAAGAGTATTTGAAATTATAGACCAACATGGAGGAATTAATTATTCTTGGTACTTAAAAGAACACAAACTTGCAAGAAAAGATAATTTCTCTAAAAAAGAAGTTCTATATGAATTTAGAACTGATAAATTTGATATAGATGTAAATGAAGATATAAGAAGATTTCCTGAGTTTATCAAAAATTCCCTATATAAAGATGCAGATGTTAGAAAAATACCTGAATGTTTCATACATCAAACAGGTTATGTAATAAACTCTATGACTAAACCTGAGATAGTAGAAGAACTACTTGTAGCTTATAAAGGAATGGATAAAAAAGAAAAACTTGCACAAAGACTTTCTACTATTAATAACTATTTAATACATATAAGAAAGTTTGACCCAGATAGAGTTGACTATCTTCAATCTATATTAAATGATTATGAACATATTGGTCCAGCAGGTCCTATAAGTAAAGATTATATAGATATAGGAACTAATCCTATAATAGCTAGTACAACAGAGGAACTTATTGAAAAACTTGTTATAGTTGAAGGAATGTGGAGAATGTTATGTGAAGCACAAGAAAAACGTAGAAAAAAACTTGCTAAGCTAACATATTCAGATTATGACCCTAGTAGTCCTCCTGAAGAAAAGAAAAATGATGTTATTATAGGAGAAGACGGTAATTTCAGATACTCAGATGAAGAATTAGCTTATAGAAGAAGTGTAGGAATTCCTGATGATGTAACTATACCTAGAATTCCAGTTAGTAAAGATGAGAGAAATAAAATGTTGGATGCAGAGATAGCAAGACTTAATCCACAAGGTATGATATTTAATGGAGATGATATGCATCCTAATATTAACTTCCTAACTAGAGTTACAGATGATATTTACTATGATAAAGGAATGCCTCCTTTAAAACCAATAGTCCCAAGAGACCCATCTAAACCAAAATTTGGCTACACAGAAGAGGAACTCAAGGGGATGTTATTTAATAAGTAGAGGTGAAATAAATGAGAGTATTTGATATTGACATACCTGCTTATATAAGAGCAGGTAAAGTTGGTATTGTAGATAGTACTAATAAGAAGTCCGAGGGTGGACTATTCTCTACCAAGATATTTGGAGTAACAGAAAGAGAAAAGGAATCAAGATGTGGAGTAATAAATCTTGGAACTTATGTTATGAGACCATCTATTCTTGATATGTTTCGTAGAGTAGACTCAACTATGTATAAATGCTGTACTGATTTTAAAATGCAGTTTGTTATATATGACGGACTTCTTATGAAATATGACCCAAAAATACACCATGAACTTATGGATATAGGTTCAGGTCCTAAATGGCTATATGACCACTGGGACCAAATAGATAAAAAGAAATATCTTCAAAAGACAGGTCAATATGCAAATGTTGAGCTTAAACGTGTTATGTCAAAACTTAACCGTGACCAAACATTTACTCACCATCAGTGGGTAGGACCTGTATTTATGCGTCAAGAACTTACAGAAGATACAGTAACACAAGATGAACTTAACATATACTTAGAAGATATACTTAAGTATTCCATGATAGTTAATAACTTTGAACAAGGAGCTATTGCACTTCAAAATAAAGTAATGGACTTATTTGACTATCTTGGAGAAAGATTTCTTGGTCCAAATGGAGCAGCAAGAAAGAAAACTATGGCAAGAACAGTAGATTTCTCTTCTCGTACAGTTATGCTTACTAATGTATATAGACATGATGAGATAGGAGAATCTAAAATAGACTGTAGGTCAGCTGGAATGGCAGTACATTTGCTTGCTGGAATGTTTTTGGATACAGTTATTAAAAACTCAATAGACTTTATTAAGGATTTGTATGATAGAGGATGTTTCGATGATGATGTTACAACTGATATGCTTATAGTTTATGATAAAGAATATCTAAGAGAGCAAATTAAAAAGCTTGAAGACCCACATCATAAGATAACAGGTTTTCCAGCAGTTTGTGCAGACGGAACATTTAGACCACTATCTATTCCAATAGATGTATGGGACCCACAAACTAAACGTTATGTAACAGAAGATAAAGAACTTTCTTGGCTTGAATTCTTTTATATAGTTTTAGAGAGTTATGCAGATGTTTATAATAAACGTACTGTTAAGATAACTAGATTCCCAACAGACTCAACATTATCAACACAGTATTTAAGACCAGTACCACTATCTTTATATCCTACATATCTTAAGAAATGTAAAGTATTTGGTGTAGAATATAAAGACTATCCTTATGTAAATGATTTCATTAGAAATAATTATGACCAAAGACTATTTGAAACAGCTACAAGAATAGCTGCTGGAGTAGTAATTGGGTTCAATGGTAAAATGGTTGCCCCTTCTTACAGTAATGTGAGATTGAAAGTGTGTTAAAAGCTGGGAACTCCTAAAGCCTCTATGCCAGTAATGGAGCGTGAGCAGAAATAAGTTAGAGGATGATAACTAGAGTTTAAATAAAAAGGTTGAATATACCCACTCTAGGTCGATACAATGGACAATCAGCACTTCTTAATAGAAGTTCAACGACTATCTCTGAAATGAGAGTACTGGACAAGTGTCTGGGAAAAGCACACACCCAATATAATTGGGATTGATTTAGTCTAACCTTTACAGAAATGTGAAGATAAGTCGTAATAGACTTAGTATAGTATTAACGACACTATATTAATAAAAGTAATAAAATGGACCATGATTTGAAAAAGTCACTTACATTCGACATACAGCAGAAGAATGTGAGTTAACTCAGGCGAATTGCTGGAAAGCCTTAAAGCTCTATTGCCTAGATATAGGAACGTGAGTAGAAAAAAGAATAGAGATGTGAACTGGAGATGCAATAAAAGGGTGTTTATTAGCACCTTCTCTCAGCACAATGCAATAGGTAATCAGCAGCTAAGCTCTACAAGAGAAAGTTCAACGACTATCCCGAAAGGGAGTAAGGGACAAGTGTCCTTGAAGTGCCTGACAGTCGTGCTGTATTTATAGGCTGTAGATATAGTCTGTACTTATGTGAAAGCATAAGAGAAGTAGTAGCGATACTTCGTAACATAATAGGGAGATGAAACTTCTAACTCTCCTCTTAACTCAAAAGAGGCAGTTGACGAAGCTCATAGAATTAATGATAGTTTGCTTCAGCATTTTACTTATTCTGGTAAGTTTATGAATAAAGTAGGAAAAGATGCTGACCAACTAATGTATACATTTACAAGGGAAAGAAAGAAATATGACCCACCAAAGAAATCGTGGGATAGTAAACATGAATTTATAGATTATATACTTAATCTTAAAGATGGTAAAATATCTATATCAACACTAACTCATTATACATGTGTACAAGAGCTAGGAAAAAGACCACTTGTATCACTATATGATGATGTTACATTTAAAAGACTTGGTAAAACATATACTACTACAGTTGGAAGACTTATAATAAATAAAGTAGTATTTGCTTCACTTTGGGATAATAAAGTATGGGATTTAGTACTTACTCCACTATATGGAGATGGAATAGAAAATCTTGTAATCAAAATAAAAGATTACATTATAGAAGATAAAATAACTGATACAAAAGTTCTACAAATGGTACTTGATAGATATACAGAATTTGGTTTAAGACTTTCAAATCTATATAATGCAAATGTTACAAATAGTATGATTCTGTCAAATGAAGAATTTGATAAACATAGAGATGAAACATTAAATGCAGTTAAAGAACAAGTTGAAAATGAAAAAGATGTAGAACTTTTAAATAAAACTATAGATGGACTTGTAGAAGATGCTAAAAAAGAGTTTAAAGATGACCCAATGATGGAAATGTATGAATCTAAAAACTCTGGTAAAATGGATAACCACTTTAGAAACATGAATATAGCAATGGGTGGTTTACCTATGATAGGTGGAGGAACAGCTATTATACTTGATTCACTTGGTGATGGTGTAAAACCAGTCCACTTTCCAGCACTTGCAAACGTTGGAATGGTTGGAGCTATATCAAGAGCAAAACAAACAGCTCTTGCAGGAGCTGCATATAAATATATTTCAAATGCTATGCAAAATGTTAGAGGTATAAAAGGTGATTGTGGTTCTAAAGAAGGAGTTATAGTTAGAAATGCAAGAAGAGTTGACATAATATATAAATACATAATAAACCCAAATGGAAGTCAAACTTATGTAACTTCTGATAATGTAGATAAATATATAGGTAAAACAGTAACTGTAAGACATGTACTTAAATGTAAAATGAAAAACGGACACTTCTGTTCACATTGTATAGGTGAAGAACCATTTAAACTTGCAAATAGAGATATGATTTATATAGGAATGTTTGTGTCTGATGCTGCAACTGCAATACTTAATATGTTTATGAAGATGACACATAATCTTGGTGCTGATGTATTTAGAATAGTAGATTTAGAAAAATTTATATATCCAGAACCAGCAAAAGGAGCTCTATTTAAAATAGAACATGACCCACTTGATAAAGTAGATAAAGTATACTGTCAAACAGATGTAACTTGGTATGTACCTAAAACTGCACTTACTCCAGAAGGTACAAACTACAAAATACTTGCACATGGTTCTATAATAGAAAATGAAACACATAATAAATATACGTTTACTCTTGGAACAGAAATTATTACAAATCCAACAGAGCTTTTAAAACCAGGACATCCATCTAATCCTAGTCAAACACACTATAAACTTGTGTATAAGCAAGGAGATGTAATAATAGAAAATACTATTATACCAAGAGATGAAATGACAGTTTATAAGATGTTTAATGTATTCCTAAAAGGAGGAATATCAAATCTTATACCACTTGAAACACACTTAGAAGTATTCCATAATACTATATCAAATAACAAAAAGGTAAATATAAGTGATATTTCTATGGGACTTATTATAGCTTCACTTGCAAGAGATAGTGCAAATCCAGATAAACCAGCAAGAGAAACTGGTTCTAAAGACTATATTATGATAAGTTGTGATGACTTAACTGTAATGAGTGGAACGTTTAACGCATTCTTTGGAAACGATGCTAAACGTGCACTTGCAATATCTGTTGCTAAAGACCCTGATAAGCAAGATGAAGTAATATCACCTATGGAAGTAGCATATAGAAACTAGCAAAAGGAGGTTTATAGATTGGCTAACACTAAAGAGCTTAATATACGGTTACAAACAGCTAAAAGACTTATTACTAACCTTATAGTTAAGCAAAGCAAAAGAGCATTAGAAAACGAAACAGAAGAATCAGTTCGTAACTATGTTGAGTACTATAATGCTTTTATGAAACTTGATAAACTTTCTGATTATTCAAAATGGACATTACAAGAAATTAAAGATGCTATCGTTGGAATATCTGACGATGATGCTAATATGCTTTCTGAAGATAATGTAGTTGCTGAACTTTATAAACAAGGAAGCTTTAGTGAGCATGAAATTGAGAGACTAGTTGATACTAAAAGAGCATACGTTATTACAAATTATGTTGAAACTAATGAGTATTATCGTATGCTCATTGGTCTTCCAACACTTGAAGAAGTAAAAAATAATGATTTTGTATATTATGAAGGAACACCACTGCATGAACTTGATTATGCTACTAAATTAAGACTTAGACGTAATGGTAAGTTTGATGAACTTTACAAAGATACACAAAAGCAATATATTAGATTTATAGGAAGAGAAATAGACCTTATAACAGCTCGTGAGTCTGAAGAATTTGAAGTACTTTCAAATATTAAAGATAAAGCAGACCATGAAATGTATGCAATATGCTATAATAAAGAAAGAGAAATGTGGATGAGAACATTCTATAATGAATATCTTATGTATAATACTGACTTTTATGAAGCAGAAGATGTTGTAACACTTAAGTTGCAAGCACTTATATCTTATGTACTTGAAAGTAAGAAACCATTTATACATAAATCTACGTATACTCAGCAAGAAGCAATAGATATATGGAAATCTCATGGACTTACTCTTCCTAAAAACATGCCAGAACTTTATAGAAACAGCTGTACATTTGTACTTAACTATCTTCTTATGTTTAAAGGGACTAACTATGTACTTAACTATATTACAGAGAAGTTATTCTCAGGTCTTAACCTTTATAAATATTTTATACGTAAAATACCAAAAGAGAATATAACATATCCTTTAACTGGAAATGAAAAACCTGAAGAACTTTATAATGTACAGTTTGTACTTCGTCCTTTTAAATGGCTGTATCCGTATCAAGACGAATATGTTACAAATGAAGATAAGATTCTATCATATGACGAAGTTGTACAAATGGACCCTAGATGGCGTGATACAGAAGAGCTTAAAAGAGCAGTATTTAGTGAAGAGTTTTCATTTGCTGAATCTAAGTATCTGTCATTAGGTAATTCAATAAATGTAACTAAGTTTGGACATTGGTATACTATAATGCATAGATATATAATGGAAAATAGAAAGATTGCAGAAAAACATATAATGACGTTAAAGTCAACTGGACAAAACCATACATTTTTTGCAGTATTTATGTATTATATGAGTTTAACTACATTCCAAGCACATAGATATCATTTATTTGAAACAGATACTATGCCAGAAATAGATAAACTTTATGGATTTAAAATACCTAAGAACTTTGATGAAATAAAGATGAAGTTTATATCTGAGTTTAATGCAAGAGAGTTTAAATTTGCTTTAAATGAATTTCCTAATGCTCTTAATAATAACTCTACTTTTATAGAGATGCTAATTGCTATGGAAAAAGCAATGGGAATACATGATATATTTGATAAACTTAAACTTAAGATTAGAAACTTAAGAGAATATCTTGTACTTAATGAGATAGAACGCATTATAAGAGAAGTAGACAGAGTTCCAGAAGTATTTGGTCAAACCAAAGGTTCTGAAGTTCCAACTACATATCAAGATATATTAAAGCAAATAGACCCAATACTTTATGCAGAGTATGAAAGAGTAAAGTCTCCGTTTGATATAACTAACCCTACTGATGAAGAACTAGCAAAACGTGAGAACCTTATAATAGAAATAGACAATCTTACACAAGAGTTAATACAGTACTTTTCAGAACTTGGAAGAGACAGTCTACCAAATTCACTTAGAATAGAAAAGGTTCTTGATGTAACACAGAGATTTATGAATGGACTTTCTAAGTATCTTTTATACATACTTAAAACATTTAAAGCATATGCAGTAGACTTTATATCAGAAGGTGGACTTTTAAAAATGGGTCCTGATAGAGAATACCAACTAAACTTTGATAGCATTTGGACACATGTTGAACATACACAAAGAGATAGAGTAAATATTGGTTCTAATGATAGAGTTAAAATAAAATATTTAAAACCAGTAGCAAAAACTATACAGTCTAATCATGATAGCTTAAAACTTAGAATGATTTATGGAGATGTAGCTATTTATGATGGAGAAGGAGGAAAATTCTAAATGGAAGAAAGAGATTTAAATAATCTTAAAATAGATGAAAAACACAAATTCGTCTATAGAATATATGATGATAAAGAAAAAGGACATGTTGTAGGAGAAGTTGTAGGTAAAAAGCAACTTGAAGATGGTTCTTGGGTTGAAGTAAGATTTAAAAATAAAGTAACTGTACAAGGACTTCAACATATAGTAACATCTATCTATAATGGACTTACACCAACTCTTAATTCAAAATATTTTGAAGAAGAGCTTTTTAAAACAGATACAGAAAATACTAAATCTAAAGTAGTTGTAAAACCTGGACCAGCTAAAATAATAGGTCTTAATGTTGCTAAAAATGGTGCTAATGGAGGAGATATAATTCCTTTTAAAAGACATCTTGATGGATTTAATGCAAACCTTGATGATTTAATACCTTGGAGAACAGTTCTTTTAACACAAAATGACTGGGTTAAGTACAAACAAACTTATCTTCATCATAGAGTAGTTGAAATAAGTGGTATAAAGTATGTTGAATATTTTACAAAGAAAGTCACATTTAGACCGTTTTATAAAACAGATGATGGACATGATATTCCAGATAATCATGGACAAACTTTATCAACAGATAAAGACTGTCGTGCTTATGTAGAATGTGATATTGATGTATCGTCAGATGAATTACAAGAACATTTTAGACTTAAAAATATAGGAGGAACAGATGGAACATCATTCTCTGCTTCTCTTTTAATGTTTGGTTCACCAGCTGAGATTACACTTGGAGGAAATAAATATGAAACTATTACCAATACAAAAGTGTACTCAAGATGTAATCATATAAACTTGTATCATGGTTCAGCTGGACTTGTAGATGTAAAGTATGAAGTGAACCATGTATAAAGTAGGTGATTTAAATGACACCAAGAATGTATGATATTAATGGCAACTTAATAAATCAAGCTGGTAAGAAAATTCCAGATAGAGAACCATTTAAAGATATTATAACTGGTGGTATATTCGATATATTACAAGATAGTAAACCAACTGGTTATGATGAAAGAAATCAGTATACTCAAGCTATAATGAATGATGTAAATGGACTTAAAGATGCAGTTCGTGGAAGAAAGTCTATTATACAAAAAACAGATGAAGCATTACAACGTATTTCTAATATAGCAGACGGAATAAGAGTAAATCCAGCTTCAACACTTGAAGATAAACTAAAAGACTTAGGTTATGGCATATTTCATGGTTTTTATGAAAGAACTATGAGGAAATATGGTAAGAAACTTGAAAAGGCAAATACTTTCTTAAATAGAATAGGAAATATTGGTAAGTCTTTTATTAATATATTTGGACTTAATGATAACTCTATTATATCAAATGCAAAAACAGCATACCCAAAAGTATTTAAATCAATGGATGCTGATTATGTTTCATCTATAGCTGGTAAAGATTTATTCTCAACAGGATTATACTTTGGTGAATATGCTAGATTTATGATGGAAGATTTAGGCTATATTTGGGATACTACTAAAGCAATAGCATTCTCAAGAGAATATGCTTTTGTACATAGACCATTTCTTGAATCTGATACAACTGGAAGAATAAAATCCTATGTATTCTTTACAAGACCTAATCTTAACCTATTTGTAAAAGGTAAAAATAATGAACTTGCAGCAACGGGTGAGCTTACTCGTTATGATACATTAAGACAGCTTGTGCTTTCTGACCCTGGACTTTATTCTGAACTATGTAGAGATGGCTGTAATAAATCAGCCTTATTTACATTTCTAAATAACTACTGTTTAGAAGTTCCTGCTGTAAGAATGAATGAGTCTTCTCGTGAAGGTGTTCGTAATATGCATGGAGGAACTATTCCTGTTCCAGGTAAACCAGAAAACGTTGGTACAGAAATATCGGTTACTTTTACAGATAATGCAAGAGCAGATGTTGCAAAACTTCTATTCTGTATGCGTAAATATGCACATTATGTAGCAGAAGAAGGTTATGCAATGCGCCCTGAGTACATAAAGTATCAAGCGCTTGATTCTTATATGTCTATGTATGTAGTAACTGTAAATACCGACTGGGAAATAATAGGATTTGGATTTGGTTGTATGCTATCACTTGCAGATACTCCAACACATTTTACTCAACATAAAATGGAAGGATTTGAAAAACCAGAACTTCTTGATAGTTTCTCTGTTACATTTAAAGCTCTTGAATGGGATACACATGCACCTGAGTACTTTGACTACTTTAACTGGATTAGTAATTTTAACCCAGCAAATGCAGTTGATACTCGTGGCTCAGCTCTAACATTACAAGAAATTACAAGAGATACACAATCAGGTAGAGAAGGATGTCCATATAGAACATCATTATGGACAGAAGACTGTGGATTTAAAGGTGGATATGCAACTGGACCAAATGTATCACCATCATTTCAGTCAAAACGCGTATTTGCACAAACATTCCCAAGAGTGTTTGAGTATGTAAATTATGCTCATCGTGGTGTTGGAGAATTACTTGCTCGTAACCCAGGTGTTTATGTAGCTGTTAACAGTAACGACCCACATCGTAGAATATTTAAACTAGGATTTAGTTATTAAGGAGGGTATATATGGCATTTGGAGAAAGAAGCAATGAAATAACAAATACACTTCCTGAACTAGATTTAAGGGGTTTTATTACAAAAGCAAATGAATACTGGCAAGTTATATCTTATGAGGGTAAATCAAAGATTATAATAGATAGATTTCATACATGGGATACATGTTATCATCATGTAACTGAACATCTTATGACATACTTAAATGAAATGCTTGGTTATAAAATAGCTGGTGAGAACTTAGAGCATGTTTCTGCTGAACCTAGTTATGATTTGCGTGATGTAAGAACTATAAGTATACAACCAGACTTACTTCCAAGAGGAGTATTTATATTTACTCAAGATGTAAACCAAACAGGAATAGTAAATATTCCATCTATGGACCAAGTTAATATGTTTAAAAAGAAACCTAGATTTACAGCTATGGTAGTAAACTATAAAAATGACCCTAAAGACGGTCTTATGTATAACTATATGAAAGACTTGAGATTCGCTCTCACTGCAGACTATAGATTTAACACAATGCTTTGTGCATTTACAGTTATGGTAGGAACACTACCTGAGAGAATGGAAGTTGCAAGACTATGGAGAGAGCAATTTCCTGATAATGTATCTACTGATTTATATCGTAATTTTTTCCCATTTAGAACTATACTAGATGACATAATACCAATAAGTTACGATATAGAAGCAGTAATACCAAGAGAAGTTGAAAATACGTTAAAGAAAATGTTTGGAATAGACTATCTTAACGAAAATCAAGATAGAAGATATAAACGTCCTTCTGATGATAAACTTCTTGATTTACTTAGAAGATACTCAGAAACACCAGTAGATTTTAAAGTAGTAGGAGGTAAAAACGAGTTATACTTTGTATTTAGATATAAAGCACAAATAACTCTAACTGCAGATTCTATACAAGAAGATACACTTCCTCTTAATAACCTTAATATACATCAAGTTAGATTTCAATTTCTTATAACTTATCCAGAAGTTACAAGACTTACTTTTCATGCAGATTTAACTTGTCCTAATCTTAATAATCCTAATCTTGATGTTAAAACAGGAAAAACATATAAGATTGCAGATGAAACATATGAAGTTAAAGCAATGGAAGATGTAAGAGTAGCACATTGGCAAGACCAAATATATGGAACTGTACTTGAAAATAATATTATTTATAAAATATCTGAAGAAGATATAGTTCGTAATGATGTTGGAGAGTATGTATGTGCTAAAATAGATTTCTCTAGACTTATTATTAATCCTTTAGTTGTAGGGTTTATGAAAAGAGCTGAGCTAAGATTTGGTAAAATTCAAACAGAACCTGAGAAAACTAAAGCAAGAGAGTTCTATAATATAGTTGCAATAAGAAAACGTGTTCGTAAATTTGAAGAAAGTTTACCTGAACCTTATGGAAATACTATTGGAACTACTATTGATTATGATAACTCTTATATTAAAGATACATATGCACAAGTAGATGAAGAAATATTTATTGGAATATACATAAATAAAAAAGAATTTAATGTGTTCTTAGAAAGAGTAGGATATACTGGAAAACCTAATCTTGCTAGAGAAACACCAACTGGAGAAATATAAAGAGTCTGAGTTCCTTAATTGGAGCTCAGATTATTTTGTACGCAAAGGAGAGATAGTAATGAATCAAATAGATAAATACTTCATGAGAGTACACAACTTATTTGAAAACTATCAAGATGAATGTTTAGCCATACTTAAAAAGTATAAACCTAAATCTGAAGTAAAGAAATATACAGCTTCTGTACATAATTATATTATGTCTATAGCAGAACCTGAAGATTTAAAATTTTATAAAGATAAACCAAGAGGTAATGTAATATCATGTAAATATATTGCTTCTAAAATTGATGATATAACAGAATGTAAAGTTATGGTGTTAAGAGATATATTTAAATATCAAAATACACCAAAACTACATCTTATTAAAACAGATAATAAAGATGATACAAAATCATTTATAAAAGGAATAGAGAAGAAACTAACTTCTCTTGATATAGAAATTGAAATAATAGAACTTAATACACTTGATGATTTAATAGATTACAAAGATAAATATAAAGACTCTTTAAATCCATTTATAGTATTAAAACCACTTGGAAAATTATTTGAAGAAAACATTGATATATTTAAAGCTACACTTAGTGAACTAGATAACACTAGATATCGTGATATAGATTGCTTTTTAGATATGAATACATCTACATTTATGGCTGATTGTATGCTTGGATATGTTCCAACTACAGTTGCAGCTGTTATAGAGATATTTAAAGAATTTCAATTTATAACCAAGAAATATCCACATGTATTTATATTAGGTCAATCAAAACACTTAGGAAAACCTATGGCAGATGTAATAGAATACAATAAATTCTCAACATTTGTAGCTGATTCAAGAACATCAACTCATATAAAAGAAGCATTACTGTTTACATCTGATATTATAATATCAGTAACTGGTTCAAAAGATATATGTAAAATGTTTAATAAATATCCAGTATCTACTAATGAAAGTCTTGCTAATAGAACTATTATAGATGTAGGGATAGTGAATGATAATGGTAAATTAAGAGGAGATATTCCTAATGATATAAAAGCTCAGTATACTTTATATAATAAAGTACCAGGTGGAGTAGGACTTATAGACACTTCAATAGTAGCATTAAGAACAGTAGAATCATATTATACACAACTAACATTGAGAGGAGAATTAATAAAATGACACAGTTTGATAAAATTTATAAAGGTATAGTAGAAGACATACTAAATTCAGGAACATCAAGTCATTTATATGGAGGAGTTAGAACTAGATATGCAGACGGAACACCAGCACATTATATATCAAAATATGGATTACATTTTAAATTAAATGTAGATTGGAGTAATCCTGAAACATTTCCACTTTTAACATCAAGATATACACCGATTAAATCAGCATTTAGAGAAATTGCATGGATTTGGTTATTCCGTTCTAATAATGTAAAGGATTTAAGAGATAAACTTAATTGTAAATTCTGGGATGAATGGGAACGTGAAGATAATACTATAGGAAAAGCGTATGGATATCAAATAGGAAGACCTGTGCTTGGTCATGATAATCAATTATCCTATATAATAAGAACACTAAAAAATGACCCTAACTCTAGAAGAGCTATAAGTGAGATATGGATACCTACTGAACTTGAAGATATGGTTCTAACACCATGTGTGCATTTAACACAATGGAGTATAAGTAGAAATAAATTAATTCTTGAAGTAAGAGCACGTTAATTTTGAGCGGCAATAAAAAGAAATTTTTATTGACAAACCTATCTAAACGGAGAAACTCTTGATATCATCTACGTATATCAAGACAACCCCGTGCTAATGTTTAGTTATATAATACTTATGAAAGGAGAAATATGGTTCATAAATATTATGTATACAAGTTAACGATTATTGATAAAAATAATAAATTTTATATAGGAAGCACTGGTAATCTAAAACAAAGAAAACA